GCGCTGCTGTAAACTCTATAGTTACTCAAGCTATTGCTACAGGTGAAATAGATTTTAAAGATGCTTTAGTAGCAGCAGCAACCGCTGGCGTTACAGAAGCGTTTATGGAAACACTTAGAGAGTCTGGTGTTCTTAACGACGTACAAAGTAATGTAGATGACTACGCACAACAGGCAAGAGATGCTCGTGAACAAGCACTTGTTTTAGGTCCTGAAAGTCCTTTTTATGACGCTCTTATGAACCAAGCTGAGCGTTTAGAAGCTTTCGCTCAAAATACACAAGAAGCTATTGAGTTAGGTGGTCAAGTTGTAGACGCTCAAACTATTATTAACTTAGCGGCTGATACTGCTTGGGTTGCTAATAGCGTTGAAAACTTAGCAGAAAACATAGAAAACTCTAATCAAACATATGGCGATATTGAATGGCAACAGCCCGATGTTCCTGATGTAGCCAAGTAACCGAAGAAATCGTAGACCCTACACAAAGCACAATAGACGATGATGACCCCTTTGATAACGTTGGTGGAATAGACGAGGACCCTACAGGTAACTATCCTTTTTTCCGTGTAGAAAACGGCCAAGTTTACGTTAGAGACATAGAAACAGGAGAGTTTGTTCTTGCTGATGAATCTGGACCAGCGCCCGGTTGGTGGCAAGGTTACTTAGGAGAAAACCCAGAGGACGGTTTATATAACGACAATGGTACTCTTATTGGAGAAGATGACGATATTTCACCAGAAGAAGAAGAATACTTTGTATTGCCTATAGAGCCTATCGTGCCTACAGAACCAACGGAGCCTGTTGAGCCTACTGAGCCTACTGAGCCTGTAGAACCTGTAGAACCTGTTGAGCCTGTAGAGCCTACAGAGCCTTCTGACGACGATGAATCAACAGGAGGTACTGGAGGTGGTGACGGCACTGGAGACGGTACAGGAGACGGTACAGGGACAGGTAGCGGTACTGGAGATGGTGAAGGAGACGGCGACGGTGACGGCTCAGGCTCTGGTTCTGGACCCGGTGCTGGCTTAGGTGCTGGTATGTTGGCAGCTGGTACAGATCTTAAGTTTAATCCTTTCCAAGCAGGAATTAACTATCAGCCAGTGCCTATAGCTCCTATGGTTCAGTACAGATCACCAGTAAATGCAATGCAACTAATTGAAGAAGTAATTAAAAGACGAGGAATGCTCACATGACATATTTAAATGTGATGAATAATGTCTTACGTAGGCTACGAGAAACAGAAGCAGCATCAGTTACTGAGTCTATCTATGCTCGCATGGTTGGTGACTTTATTGACGACGCTAAGACCATAGTTGAACAAGCTACTGACTGGTCTGCTCTACGTGAAACAATAACTATCACAACAGCTGCTGACGACAATACGTACTCATTAACAGGGGCAGGTGACAATGTAAAGATTGTATCTGTCCTCAATGACACTCAAAACTGTTTCATGGAGTACCAAACAAAAGACTGGTTTAACGATCAACTGTACATTGCTGGTGCTTCTTCAGGCGCTCCTAAGTATTACACCTTCAACGGTCTGGACTCTAACGGAGACACTCAAGTCCTTGTTGGCCCTACACCAGACGGTGTTTATAACTTACGTTTTGATGTTGTTAAGCGACAAGCACGCTTGACTGGTAACAGTGACGTACTGCTGGTTCCTTCAAAGCCTGTGATTCACTACGCAGTAGCTTTGTTGTCACGTGAGCGTGGTGAAACAGGTGGTACTTCTACTGCTGAACACTTAGCTATTGCTGAACAGTTCCTTTCAGACGCTATTGCGCTAGACGCTGCTAAGCATCCAGAAGAGATGGTATTCAGGACTATATAATATGGCTCAGAACCTAAACAGCATAAACTTAATTGCTCCAGCGTTCAAGGGTATCAACGCTGAAGATTCTCCTTTGGCTCAAGACCCGTCGTTTGCAGAAGTAGCAGACAACGCTGTAATTGACAAGAGAGGACGTATTGCTGCACGTAAGGGCAACTCAGTTATTACTACAACTAAAACTGTTTTGGGTTCTGATAAGATTAGGGCCATAAAAGAGTACAAGAAAAACGACGGCACAAAAGAAATATTTAGTGTAGGTAACAACAAGATCATCAGTGGTACAACAACGCTTGTTGATGAGACTCCTGCTAGTTATACCATTAGTGATGACAACTGGAAGATTGTAAACTTTAATGACAACTTGTACTTCTTTCAACGAGAGTATGAACCATTAGTTTACGACGGCACTAGTGTAGTACGCTTAGACTCTGTCACAGGCGCTGCTAATGTTAAACTAGCTAACGAAGTTTTACCTGCCTTTGGTCGTCTTTGGGTAGCTGACATTGACGGTGACAAGTCTACTATCTACTGGTCTGACTTGTTGATAGGCCATGACTTCTCAGGTGGTACGTCAGGCTCAATCAATCTAGCAAAGGTCTGGCCTGATGGTTATGACGAAGTTGTAGCGTTAGCAGCCCACAACGGACTGTTGATTATCTTTGGTACACACAGCATTGTTGTATACCAAGGTGCTGAAGCGCCAGCAACGATGACCTTAGCAGACACTGTATCAGGCGTAGGCTGCGTAGACAGAGATACTATACAATATACAGGTACAGATGTTTTGTTCTTGTCACACACGGGTCTCAAAAGCTTTGGTCGAGTGATACAACAAAAGTCTCTACCAATGGCTGATCTGTCAGGTAACGTAACTAAAGATATTATTGAAGCTATTCAGGACGAAACAGAGTTTTACCGTACTGTCTACAGCCCTGAAGAAGGATTCTACCTTGTTAACTTTGTAAGTCAAGATTTAATTTACTGTTTTGACGTTAGAGGTGTACTGGAAAACGGAGCATACCGAACTACTAAGTGGCCTACTACAGGCTTTACTTCCTTTACTCGTATTGAAGACGGTACATTGTACATAGGGAGTGTTAATGGAATTAGTGAATATACCGGGTATCAAGACAACGGCTCTTCTTATAGGTTTAAATACTACAGCCCTAGTTTGTCTTTTGGTGACAGTGCTCGCATAAAAATACTTAAGAGACTTAGACCGATTGTTGTAGGAGGCTTTGGAGTAACTGCGTTTCTAAAGTGGGGCTTTGACTTCTCAAGCGACTATCAAACAGCACAGTTTACTATTGGTCAATCTAACCCCGGTTTTTACAACGAAAGCGAATACACGGAAGTAGAGTATACCTCTGGTGGCTCTGCTATTAGTCAACGAAGCCTAAACACTACAGGCTCTGGTTCAAGTGTTGTTGTTGGTCTTGAGGCTGACATAGATGGTTCACAACTTTCAATTCAAGAAATTAATGTAATGGCCTTAGTAGGCAGACTAGTTTAAGGATATTGGAGAATATCAATGGATGACTTTTTAGATTTTATGTTTGGCGGAGGTCTTCAAGGGGGCGCTGGTGTTGGTCTGTTGACAGGCGCTTATAACCGTTTAGGAGACATAGGTGACAGAGGACTGGAACTAGGACAGAGCCTTGCTGACACTCAGATGGAACAAACAGCGTTCCGACCGTACACCATTCGTACTCCCGGCGGTTCAGGTTTTGTTGCTGGCCCCGGCAATCAGTACACTCTAGAGTTAGGAGAGCGTGACCGTGGTATACAAAGTATGCTACAGAACCAAGCTATGCAGTACCTTGGCGGAGGTAACCGTATCATGGGTGGTGGCGGTGGTGCTGCTCCCGGACCCGGATTTGCTTCTCAGCCTCCAATGCCTGTAGGTGGTACTGGTGGCCCTGCTCCCGGTGGAGACGGTTTGGTATATGCCCGTAGTGATGCAGGTGGTGCTCCTAGTTTTGAAGCCGCTGGTCAGCAATTGCTTTCTACAGGTCAACAACAGTTAGGACAAACTCCTTTTGGTCAAGGTGGTGTACGAGGAGCCTCTGGTCAAGCGTTCGGTCTAGGTCAGCAGTTCATGCAGCAAGCAGGTATGGGCGTGGGTGATCGTGAGGCGGCTATTTATGACCGTATGCGGGCCGCTATGAGTCCTGAAGAGGAACGTCAACGTCTAGGTCTTGAAGAGCGTTTGGCAGCTCAAGGTAGACTAGGTGTTAGGACAGCGCAGTACGGTGGAACTCCTGAGCAGCTTGCGTTGTCTAAGGCTCAAGAAGAAGCTAGAAGCACTGCTATGCTGGGAGCTATGCAGCAGGCACAAAGAGAGCAAGCACAGCAGGCAGGTCTTGGTGCACAGTTTGCTGGACTAGGTGCAGGTCTTGCAGGTCAAAGCCAAGGTATGGACGCTGCTCAACAGCAGTTGGCTCTACAGGCTATGCAGGGTGGTCTAGGTTTGTCTCAGGGTGGCTTGGGCTTAAGACAAGGCGAACTTGGTTTAGACCAGCTAAGACAGCAGTTAGGCTTAGGCGCACTCTCTGCAAGCTACATGCCGCAGGCTCAAGCACTGGCTGCTTTGGCTCCCGGTATGACAGCAGCAGCTATGCAGCAGCAAGGACAGCTGACAGGCGCTGGTTTGTTTGGTGAGGCTACTGCTTCAGGCATTGACGCACTCTTGGGATCTGCTCTTGGACAGGCTAACCTGATGGGTACTGTAGGTACAGGCTTGTTAGGCGGAGTAACACAAGGATCGTCTACAGGTGGTTCTTTCTTAGACTATATCCGACAAGCATTAGGACTAAGTCATGGCTAGATTTGGTAGAGGTATGATACAGGCGTTGACTCAGCCTGCTTACATGGGTGGCTTAATGCAGGTTGCTCAAAACATAGGGTCTGCTCCTGCTCGCCGTGCTGCTGCTCAGGAACAACAAGCGATGAAAGACAAGCTTGCTAGCTTTGATGTTAACACTGTTGAAGGTCTTGCAGGGTTAGCACAGTTTTATCAAAGTCAAGGAGATGTACAAAACGCTATGAAACTAGCTACTGCTGCTAGAGAATTATCCGCTAGACAAGCAAGTGAGCAAGCATTAGCCAACAGAAAGACACAAATTGCAACACAGGCTGAAAACCTTGGTCTTGACAACTTAGCATCACAAATTCAAAACGTAACCGACAGTAAAGAGCTAGGTGATCTTGTAGGCACCATGATTGACTACCGCCTCAAGAACATGCCAACGCAAACACCAGCCCAGCGTAAGCAGTTGGCTAGACAGCGAGGCATCAGTGACAAACTGTTTAAAGAACTAGGTTTAGCCCAAGCTCCCGACCAAGTGTTTAATGATGTACTCACAGGTCAACGCGGTGGTGACATTGAGTTCTTCTTGAAAGACGGAGAAGTACTGCCGTTCCGTACAGAAGGGGGACAGGTGTACGACAGAGAAAACAACACATGGGTCTCTGCTCAACAACTAGGTCTACGTAAGGCTCCACCTGAAGTTCAACGTATTGAAAACATTGGCAGCGAAATGGCTGAAAAGATTATGGGAGAAGGAGTAGCTAATCTCTCGTCTGGACGTGAAGCTGCAAACAAAGCTGTAACTTCTATTGAGTCTATTGATACGTCTCTCGACAATCTTGACAACATGTTTACAGGCTACGGGGCTACGTTTAGAATGGACGTTGCTAGAGCAGCACGAGTAGCGGGCATTGATTTAGCAGAAGTAGATCAGATAGAAAACACAGAGCAGTACGCTTCACTAGCAGGTGCCCGTGTTGCTGACTACATTACCAACTTAGGTGCTGGTACAGGTTTGTCAGATGCGGATAGGGACTTTGCAAAAGAAGTAGTAGCAGGTAAAATAGAAATGAGCCCTAAAACTATGCGTAGACTCCTGACTATTATTAGGAAGCAAAATGTACGTACGATTAGCCAATACAACAGCCTTAGAGACGGTGTAGAAGACAAACTCACAGGAAAAGAAAAAGCAGCTATGGCTTTCTTCCCTGCGGTTGACATGCCTGTAGAAAGGGTGGAACCTGAAGTCGCACCCACAGGTACTTTTGAGCCTGTACCGGAATTGTCTCCGGAAGCTAATGCGTATTTACAACAAGCACTACAACAGTAAGAGGCATTTATGCAGATTACACAACAGCAGTATCAGCAGGCTATTAAGGCTGCTTTAGCGGCAGGGGACCAAGCAGCAGCACAAGAGTTAGCTCAAGCTGCTGCAGACCTTTATGGTCCTCCTACTACTACTCCTCCTGTTAGTGATATGTTTGGACCTGAGATGGCTGCACGAGAAACCCTCAGAGGAGAACTAGAGCAGTTTGGTCCTGAGGTGTCTCGTAGGGCACAAATCGTCATGGGGGACGACCCAAGCCTTCTACGGCAGCTCTATCAGGCACCAGAGTTAGCCCTTATTGGAGGCTCTCAGGCAGCTAGAGCAGGTGGTGCAACATTAGCTACCTACATTAGCTCTTGGATTCCTAACTCAGTTAAGGAAGGAGCAGAAGCAGTCTACGATAGAATCAAAGACACTGACACCTTCCGACTAGCAGCCCAAGCAGCTTCTCTTGGTGACGCAGGCTACCAAGCGTTTAAACAACGTATGCCTGAGGCCGCAGAACGCTTTGAGTCTGCTGTGGACGTAGGCCTTTTGTTCAGCCCTAGACCAGACATCCCAAGACTAGACATAGCTAAAAGAGGTGCCAAAAAGAAAGCTACCGAACTCGTAAGAGAAAACAAGAAGGACGGTGTCACACTTTTGTTGGAACCAGTGACTCCAGAGATGCGGGACGTGTTTGAAGAAAAAGGTGT